TCTCTTTGGAGATCAGCCATGTCTGGTGCAGAATGGTTTGTTGTTGGCGGCATTATTATTGCTGCTGCTGACCAAATTCTTGATCATTCACCATGGAAAAGCAATAATGTGCTGCAATTACTGATGGAAGGGCTTAAGTCGATTTTCCGCGTCAAGGGGTGAAGCCATGTCGGCTTCTGACAAGGCATTCTGGGATTCGTGCTTTCTTCTGGCCCGTAGGCATGGTGCGCGTTTTCCAGAATTAGCCGCAGCTCAATGCTGCTTAGAAAGTGGCTTTGGAAAGCACACATCTGGCACCCATAATTATCTGGGTCTCAAGGGAGATGGCACTAGAACTACCACTCAAGAATGGTACGACGGTCAATGGGTGACAATTAAGGCTGGGTTTCTTGATTTTCCTAGCCTCTCAGCTTGCATTGAATATTTAATCACGCGATGGTACAAAGATTATCGTCAATTTAAGGGCGTCAATAATGCGCCCAATCGTTACGCAGCGGCACGCATGCTTAAAGAGCAATCGTATGCCACTGATCCAGAATATCCTGCAAAGCTTTCAAGGCTTATGAAGGAATATGCTCCAGAAACTACGCAATTTACTATGATTGGCCCCAAAAAACGCCCTCAAGATTTTGGCTTTAAAGCAAATGATTCGCATTTAATTGTGAACGATGCAGCAGAAACTATGAAAGCTTTCTCTACTGATGGCAAGCTTTTGTGGGGTATTCCATGCCTTGCTCGTGGACAATATAGTGATTTTGAATGGAAAACCACAAATTCCGACACACCTCCCGGTTTGTATAAAATTGGCGCCGTCTATAAAGACTATGAAAAAGTAGGCAATAAACCTGCTTATGATCGCACGCTCATGGCTTATGGCTGGTACAGCTTCGATCTCATTGAACTGGAAAATCAAGAAGCAGGCAATGGCCGCGCTGGAATTATGATCCACGGCGGTGGCAGTGCCAATGGTTGGCCTGGGGCATGGGTGCCTAATCAACCCCTAGTCCCCACCCATGGCTGTGTGCGTTGTCACAACATTGATCTACGTGACAGGATTCTGCCTTTAACCAAGCAAGGCACTGTTTACGTCAGCGTGTTTCAAGAAGGATGAGCAGGCAAAGTTGGTTTAATGCGCTTTGCTACGAAGCAGGACTTTGGGCCGTTTCACAATGGCCCTCTCTTGCTTTCAATCCATGGTGCAAACTGCTCATGGCGTATTGCCGTCCAGATTGGGCAGAATGGAAAACTAAAATCGTAATGGAAAAGGTAGATGAACAAGCGGCGGTATTAGTAAAGCAATGGGAGAAAGAAGAAAAAGAAACAAAAGCAAATGCATTAGCGGAGAAAGCTCGCTCTCTTTATCCAAAAGCAAAGGTGACGCCTCTTCCTGACGCAATTGTTCCGTCTGTCCTCATTGAAACAGCCCCACCAGCAGACGCTAGTGAGGCTGTAAAGGCACTGGGAGGAGAATTAAGGATTACGTACCAGCTTCCCAATTCAGAAGCGCCCTGAGGCGCTTCCATTTAGCAAGTTCCTTTCCGTGGTAGTCTTCCCAGCTAGCAATAACATCGCTTAATCCTTTGATGGCAATAGCGGGGTCATCATCAACAAGAAGTTCTTGAAGAGCGTCTGAGATGTGGTCCACTTGCTGGTTGTACCACTGGTCTTTGAAAGTCACTTTGATAGACGAGGCGACTAGACCATACTACCAGGATTACGCCCAGGGACCAACTGAGATATTAGAGCCTGCTGCTCCCATCGGCCATATCTCTATGTAAGCTTCCTGGCGTTACCATGGCTCTCCTTTTTCTTTATTGTAATTTATTTAAACCACTTCTACCCAACCAATCATCCCAAGCGCTTTTGCATTGCTCTCGCTGTCCACAGTCAAAATAAGCACATCGCTTTCCCCTAGCTCATTAATACCAAGTGCTAAACGAATGGCTACTGGCGTTTCATAATTATTTGCTGTACCTTGCGATACAAATCCAGAATCAATAATTGTTCCCCCAGAAAACGTGCCACTAGCAATGGTTTCAATATTGCCACGTCCATTTGTTGCTGGAATCCAATTACCATCAATAGAAGTGGGATTCTTGCGAAGGCGCCACAATACAACGTCACTAGATGCAGTGGCAGTGGAAATACGCACAGGCAAAATTACATTGCCAGTACGCCCACTTGCCATACGAATGCCAGCGGTAATTCGCTCTCCAGATGTATTCGGAACAGAAGATAAACTATGGTTGATGGAATAAATAGCTCCGTCTGGTTCATATCCGCCTTCGCTAAGGATGCTGCAGCACACTTGCTTCATTGTGCGGCTGCCATCTTGAGCGGATGCATTATGAATGCGATAGGACAATGGAAGAATGGCCGTTTGCATGTATACGCTGTCTAAAGCGTTGTAATGCTCAAATTCATGGCAATAAATAGTTTCTCCATTAACCACAAAACCAGCCCTTACTCTTCCCACACCGAGCCATTCAAGATCAACAGCAAGAATTTGAGCTTTAGCAAAATCTAAAGATGGAAGAGTGTTGATATTCCATAATTGCTGATCCACTACAGTTTCAACAACACTGCCAGAAACGTTACTTCTAATGACAAACTGTAACGTCGTGCCACTAGCACGTAGCATGATGCCATTATTGTCATCAAACATTCCCACTTCTTGAATTAAGCCTGCCGTTGGCTCTTCTCCAATAAAGCTTTGCAAAAACATCATGCTTTTGCCTGGTTGATAAGGAAAATTTTGCTTTGTCCTGCGCAGTACAGTATCACCAGATGCAGTGCTTACTGTCATCGCAATACTGCTTTCATTTAGCAAGAAAGTGGAAGTGCCACTGCCACTAATCTTTTCGTACCATTGATCTGTGCGCTTGTCGTAGCGCATTGTGCTGTCAAATAACGTATATGGCTGACTTGTCCGCTGCCTTCCAAAAGCATCTACCGCTGCACTATCTGGACCTTTCTGTAAAATCTTTCCACGATAATCTGCTTCAATATGAGTTTCAAATTGTTCACCACCTGCAATAATTTGTCCCATGATAATTAGGCTTTCCTTTCATTGTACTACTAAAAGAAAAGGGCCTTTCGGCCCTTGATTTATTTGCCCTGCCCCTTACGAAGTTTGCGCC